TACTTATTCTTCCATGTTAAGGAATACTCATCAAACCTTGTGGAGTTGCAATTAGTATCGGATGCAATCTCAAATAAATATGTTTTAGATTCGTTTATTGGTACTCTTTTGTAAAAAGTACCTAAACCAGTAGTACCACCAGTTGCGTAGAATTGTGTTCCTACGTTATTATTAGCAGCTCCTATTAAAGTGTAATCTATTCCTCCAGCAGAAGCTATAAGTATTTTATCCCCAGCTTTAATGGTTAAACCGCTTTCACCTACGTAAAGTACATCAATGACACTATTATCATCTACATAATTTACTGTATAGTATTTTACATTTGATGATTCTAGTAATTGATACCCTCCTTTATCTGGATATTTTATGTTCTTCACATTTGCACCACCAACACCACCAAACAAAAGATACTCATCATCTGAGTTTGCCGTACTTGGTAGATGCCCTCCGTTATCAGAGTTATTATCAACTTGTATTGCACCCACATGATTTGTAGGTATTTTTTGCCCAGACTCTACAACGTAACTAGGTACATCATCAAAAAAGTAATACATCAAACTGCCATCAGCAGTATCAAAATAAGTATTATACTCATTAAACCAACTGAAAGTTTTGTAATCATTAAAACTAGTTAAGTGTGGAATTTTACCAACAGTAGAATTACTATGCAATGTATCAAAAGGTAACTCTGATAAGAATCTTCCTTGCGTATTACTATTTAAACCAAATAAGTTTTCTTGCAAATCTTTTTCATCCTCCCACTCGTTAGCGTAGTTTATGAATGGGTAGGTAACGGTTTCTGGTGTACCTTGCAAATCTGGCGTTCCGTCTGCAGTTGTCGAATATTCTTCCCAACAATTAAAAGTAACGCTTATAATAGTATCGTTATTCTTACTCAAAGGGTAATCTTCTCTGTCTGGCGTTGTTGCCGTACCTACGTCAGTAGTATTCTGTGGCATTAAATGGATTGAATCATAATCTATTGAGCCAGTTATTGTATTAGCGTGCTTGTGAGTTACTTTTAAATAATTCTTCACCAACTTTTCAATATCAAAATGCCCATTCCCTTGTGGGTTTTTTGATTGCCTTAATTGCACAGTTCCAATAGGACTGGGGAAAGTTGCCAATACTACATACTTAAACTTATATACTACTCCAGTCCCAGAAGAGTCTAATGTTATTGTCCAATAATTTGGTCTAGTTACTGTTAGTGCCATTGTTTATTTCGTCTATTGTAAAATTCAAAAAGTTTTCTAAATCCAAAGCAAATGCTTTAGTAATTTTTTTAGGTAGTTTCTTATAGCTTTGTGCAAAAGCATCGTCAAAGAAATGTGTACCCTTATATCCAAATCGGTGTATCTTCCTAGTTACCACATAAGCAATACCACGTTGTTGTTGTTCCTTGTTTCTCCATGCTTCAAACTGCCCCTTGCTATTTCTAGGTCGTAATCCTTTACGCTTAACCCATTCTAATATCTTTGGGAATAAAACACCAGAGCCACCTCCAGACTTACCCCTACCATCATTGATAGCAAGACCATAGTCCTCCATCCGTATCTTAAGACTGATAGAATTAGCTGCAACACCTAAATCATAATCTAAGGATTTAAATAGCTTTCCAGTATCGTAACCTTTTCGTCTAGTCTTTAAATACGTCGCTGCCTTGATTATAACATCCTTACCGAACTTGGATAAGGCTTTTTGCGTTGCCTCTAACTCTAGTTTCATATAGGGCTATTACAAGCGTTATTATGACTTGGAACTGTTATGCTTATAGTTCCTTTCCATCCAGCGAGTAAGTTCTCAAATCGGTCTGTAAACGGCTCACACGATACGCTATCGTTTATTGAATAAGTTCGAGAATCAATCGGTGATGTACCCCTACCTAATCCATTCTTGAACTCTCTATATATATCTGCCATTATAAGGAATGTGTTGTTCAGTACATCAGTTTCATTTGAGCCGTCAGCTGCCACCAAATCCATTACAAGCAAATCAAAGGTAAATACAAAATCTCTATTGTTGATTGTAGAGGGTTGCTCTATTAGATGAGCCTTTGCAAAGTCAACCTCATTGGATAGGTCTACCTCGAATATATCCCCAAACGTAAACGAATTGAGTTGCTTGTGAGCGTTACATATCTTTTCGAACTGCTCTACTATGCTTTTAAATGATTTCATTTCTTTGCGTTTTCTTTATCCTTTATATAAGTTAAATAGGTAAAGCATTTGTTTATACTCATTTCAGACGCTTCGTCTATCTTTAAAATATCATCGTTTGCCAATGTCATGAGAATGGCATACCAGCCCCATTTTTTACTGAATCTTTGTTGCTTGTCTGAACTTTGCCCTCCGATGAAGACCGAAGCATATCTGTCAAATAATCTTTCCCTAAAGTCCAAAAAAAAACCATCGCACCATTTACCACATTGGCTGGTAGTTTCTTCTTAAATAACTCAGCACGTTCTTCCGTTCCCTTGTATGGCTCTATATCATACTTCCCAGCTTTATCAATCGTTATTGGTCTGTAAAGAACTGCCATAACATAATGCAAGTTGTTGTTTAAATCCTTGCAGAAAGTATCAAGGTCGGCAAACTCTCCAGTAGTGATATTTGATAGGTTAGGATGAAAGCCGTATTTAACGCCCTCTATCGTAACGAATTTAATAAGTCTATTGTCTTGCTTAGATAAATACAGAAGCTTGTCGTAAACGCTCTCTAAATCGCTTAAACGGAATCTATCAAGTGTTCCTCTATCAACCCCAGTCAATAACTCAATGGTTTGTTTCTGCTTCTCCAGATTACCAAGTTCAGCCTCTTCTATTTCTGTGAGCCTTTGTAATTGCTCAAGAGTAATCTCGCTTGTGTCTGTCGGTATTGTCAGCTTCATATTATTAAATAGTAAAAAGTTAATTATGTATAAAAATAAAAAAAGCCCCACTATTGTGAGGCTCTTGTTAGTATGTTTTTAATTTTTCTTACTTTGATTTTTATATCAAGTTTTCATTTGAATTTGTTAGGGTAATATCTGCAAAAGTTCTATAATCATACTTCTGTGTAAATTGAATTTTTTCATACCCTGACCTAAATTTGCCACACACTTGATTATAACTTAACTGAAAAGCACTATACCCAACCTTATCTGCATATAATCTAAGTTCTGAGTATGCTTGTTTAATGTTTCCAAATTTACCTAAAACACCATCGTGAACCGTGTTTACAATATAAACTTTTTTACCTTGATTTTTCATAGTTGTTTTGTTTTAGTTTGTTTTTGTATACTACAAATATAAAACATTTTTTTATAATACCAAACAAATAGCAAATAAATATTAAAATAATTTATCGAATAGAGTATTTCCCTACGTTTGGTTTGCTCTTGACCATTGTAACTGCGTAGCGTAAAGCATCAATAGCATGGTTATTATTATCCATAGGTTTGTTAAGTAGATATCCGTTCTTATCCTCTTGCCATTTGTAGCCATTAAACTCTGATATAAGGTTTGTGCTTTTGGTTGTTACGCATAGCTTAAATCGTTTCAGTAGGTCTATCCCTATGTTAATCGAATCCCTACCCTTTACGCATGGTTTTACGTTGTACCCTAAACGATATAGTTCTTCGATGGACTTAGGCTCTGAACTGTCTGCAAATACAACTCTTCGCTTATCAGTCCAGAAAGCATCCATTCGGTTAGCAATGTCAGAGTTAGTGAGTCCTCGTTCATAAAGTAATTCGTTAAATATTAATTTGTCTTCTAATTCGTAAACCTCTACCAAAGAACTTGGGTCGTTGGTATACCCAAAGTCTAAGCCAGTAGATATTAGCGTTGCCTCTTCTGGTATCTTGCTAATCATATCAACTCTTGGGAATATGATAGACTTAGAGAATCCTCGTTCTCCTAATCCGTATATCTTCCAGTAGTCTTCGTCCGTTTCTCGTAGCCTTTCAATCTCTTTGACCAACTCATCTGGTAAAAATGGATTGTCCTTGTACGTTGATTTAATAAATGTACAGTCCTCTCTGTTCAGCACCTTGTCATATAACCAATGATGTGTTTCAGATGGGTTATAGTCAATGTATATCTTTTCCTCTGTCCTTACCAGAAGCTGGAAGAAATCTTCCCACGTTAATTCGTTTGCCTCGTTACAAAATAGATAGTGCCGTTTAGCACCTCTCTTCTTTTGTGGTTGGTCTAAAGATATAAACTCAAATGTATTGCCGTTAAGCGTGTAGGTATGGTCGGATTTATTGTGCTTTGTTTCATCGTATAAGCCATGAGCATTAAGTATCTCAAAAAAGTCTTTCATTACCGATAGTTTCAAACTGGGTAATGACTTCCTTACGATGCTGAACCTTTTACCAGTTTCCTCAAATGCCTTGACAATAAGAAGCTGACAAAGTGAGTAGGTTTTACCACTTCGCGTACCACCTTGATTAACTACCAGCTTTGTAGGTGCGTTGTAGTTCCTCTCAAATACGTTACTCGTCTGTATTTTTAGACTGGACAATCTCTATCTCTATTTTATTAATCTTATCACCTTGCGTTGTTACATCTATTTGCTGACGTTCACTTAATCCAAGTTGTGTTTTAGCTGCATGGATTACAACGCTTGGTACTTTATCCTTTATACATTCGTAATATTTAGACCGTATAAAATCATGCTCTATCTGTTCTATCTCTTTGACCTTATCAGCAAACTCCTCGTCTTCTTTTAACCATTTGTAGTAATTAGTTCTTGATAGGTCTGTCATCTTTAGAGCCGTTGATACAATACCCAGAGATTTCTCTAACGCTTTGAGCATTCTCTCTTTAGCCACTTTTGTTCTATTTTGTTCCATAAACCTCCATATATTTTAGGTGTATCTTCTTTAACATATCTTTTAAATCGGTTATATCTCCGTACTCAATATGACAACCTCTACACAATGCTTGTAAGTTTTCGATGTAGTCTTTAGTCTTACTCCCTCCCATTCCTCTGGCATCTATATGGTGAATGTCTGTAGCTGGATTATCACATACTTCGCAAGGGATAAAATCGCACCTATCAAAGCTAAAGTAATCTAGATATATTTTAGTGTGTTTTTTCATATACTTGCACCACAACACTCGCAAACGTCTTTCGTTGCCTCTTCAAGCGTATTATCTTCGTACTTGTCTATATTAATATTCAAATCGTTTACAGTAAACCCTACCTCAAATAAAACCTCTTCATCAAAGTAGTTTAGCAGTAGGTCATCGTCAAACTTCCCTCCGTTCTTATTTAGCCTAAGATTGAGTTTCATCTCTTTTTCAATAGGCAAATCAACTGCATAAGTAAGTATGTGGTCATTACCTAAATCTTCCCATGCTCTCGCTCTTTGATGTCCTCCAATTATTACATTCTTTCTATCCTCGTTTGAGTTGATAACAATAGGGTTTACCAGACCAAACTCTTCGAGGCTTTTCTTTAGGTCTTTAAACTGCTTCTTTGAGATTGTGCGAGGGTTGTATTCTGCAAATTTTAACTCCGATATTTTAACACTCTCAATCTTCATAACTCTCTAATAATTGTTTCAAATCTTTTACCATATCTCTAACGCACCCCCCACAAGATGATACGTTTTTACGCATTCCGAATATCTCATTATATAAATTCGTAAGACCTACGTTCTGCTCATGCGATACTTTAGTGTTCTCTAAGCTATTTACAAGTCGTCTAAGGATAGATAATTGGTCTTGTGTTATATCCTTTTCCCTTTCCCATTTACCGACAGGACATCGAGTAAAAGCAATCGCACCTTTTATCTTCATAAAGCAACCACACTTTTTGCATTGGGCTACTGACTTGCGAAAATGGTCGCACTTACGACATATCTCCATTCTCTCATTATAGACCTTATTG